ATCTAGTAACTATGGCTATTTCTTTATATCACAAAATATTACAGGAAATATTCAAAGAAATGTAAGCAATGCCTACACAATCCAATCACACAGTGATTTAAATAATGCTCCAAATGCATTTATTACAAAAGCAAGCTGGGAAGCAAGCGGCGGCACAAATGGCACAGCAGTAAGTAGCACCAGCTCAAATCCAAGTTGGCCTGCTGGTACAGTTATAAACAAAATTTCATTGGAAGATTTTGCAGGTACAGAATACTATCAAATTGAATTTAACCAAGCGGCTCAAGGAACACTACAACAAGGTAGTGGCACAATTACACTAGAATTTAGTGCTCCTGCATACGGACAACCAGGTGAAACTGTGCTTTCATTTATATCTCAACCAGGAGAAAGAGCAACTTTAAGTCTTGCAGAATTGAAAGAACTTACGAATACTACACTTGGAGGTAGAGGTACATTCCCGAATGGACCAGACGTTCTTGCAATCAACATTTATAAAACATCTGGTGCAGACATAGGCGCTAACTTAATTCTAAGATGGGGTGAAGCTCAAGCGTAAATGTTATAATTTACAATACATCTAGGCTTGTCTGTAGGATATCCACCTGCATGTAAAGTATTACCGTCAAACAATACTATACGTCCTTTTTTAGGTGACACACGTTCTATGATTTTTTCATTTTCAAAAAATACAGTGTCTCCGTCGCTGTCGTTTAGATAGTAAATTAAGCCTAAATGCTCTTCTGGACGATCTGTATGCGGAGCATAATGTTCCAAACTAGTTTTGTGTGGCACAGTTATAAAAAGTCTAGCCGCAATAATATCAATTAAATTTATATCTAAATTTGCACACACAATTTGTGGTACTTTACTAAAGTTACCATAATGTTCTGTAAGTTTTGTACTGCTTTTTAAAACATGTTCAAAACTGACAGGTAAAATATTTCCGTCATACGCAGTTGGTTCATACTTACATACTAGTGGTAACATAGCATTAACATTATTATTACCAAATACAAGTGTATGGTAATAGTCCTGTAAATCTAAAGGAATAATATCGTCTTTAATTACTATCATCTAAGCTATCCACAAACGCGGCTAGATTGTCAAACACTTTTGTTGCTTTTCTAATATTTTTATATGTAAATCTTTTTTTAATTAATTGTTCAGTTTCTTTACCATGTCCTGTACGTACAAGTATAGGTTTAGCACCCATTTTTAGAGCGGCCTTTAAATCTCTAATTCTGTCACCTACATAATAACCCTTAGAAAATTTTACATGAGGTACTTCTTTTTCGCAACGCTTGAACATACCAGTGTTTGGTTTAGCATACATATCATTTTTTGCGCTACTTGCACTATAATACAACCCATCTATACTAGGACATCCTGCTTTGCCTAGTTCTTCAAACATATAAGTGTGTAATTTATCTACATCTTCTTGTGTGTATAATCCTTTTTCTATACCACCTTGATTTGTAATGATTACAATTTTATGACCAAGTTTACGCAATTTTACAATAGCATCTAAACTTCCATCTTCAAATTTCCAGTCATCTTTTTTGTATACATAGTCTCCTATGTCTACATTTATAACTCCGTCTCTATCTAAACCAACTACACATTTTGGTGCAATATAGTCTGGTTTATAAAAATCGATGTCAACGTCATCACTCCATACTATCTTGGGATTGTTCATCTTGTATTTCTTTCAATTTTGCAGTTATTTCTCCTTGACTATCGCCAGGAATAATTCTATAGTTATCTTCTACACTATCAGCTGTACTTACTTCTGTAATACTACTTCCATCTTCTAGAGCTTCTAGTTGATGTGGTAATAGTGGAGGATTATGCCATGTGCTACCTGTAGTTAAAGTTTGACTAAACAATGTAGCAGTTTTTGTATCAATCCATCTCAATAAAAAACTACCGTTATTAACAAACCAAGTTTCGTCTTTTTCTCTGTGGAAATGCATACTAAATTTGTTTCCTTTTTTAGTAAAAACTAACATTTTACCACAGTATTTGTCATTGCTTGCCCAAATTACTTCATAACCCCAACCTTTTTCTACTTTACCATTTAATCTATCTGTCATTTATCCATTCCTTTGTTGTAGTGAATTTAAATTCACCAATAGTTTTTAGTAACTTGTCATTATTACTACACGTATAATTTTGATATTGATTTTTTAATATATCAGGCATTGGTATTGGGTTTATCTTTGCATCATATTTCTCTGCAATATCTTCTGCAATACTTTGAAAACTTGTTGCTACACCAGTACCACAATTCCATATACCACTTTCGTCAATATCTAATAATTTTTCTACAATTTTACAAACATCACCAACATATATAAAATCTCTTTTGTAGTTTGCACTATTTTCAAAAGGTTGTACAATACCTTTAGTTTGAGCTTGTTCAGTAAATTTATGAAATACACTCATTTGATTGCCTTTGTGTTCTTCATGCTCTCCATAAACATTGAAGAAACGTAGTCCTTGTATTTTACATTTATATTGTTCCCAATCTAACAGCGTTATACTTCGGTCAAATAAGTATTTGCTCCATGCATAAGGGCTTTGTGGTTGTAAAGGCCCATCTTCTGTAAAATGCTGTGTATCTCCATATACGCTGGCACTAGATGCATACAGAAAATCAACACCCTGCATGTCACAAACTTGTAATAATCTATGACTAAAATCTAAGTTGTATTGTAATATTTTTTCAACATCTCTTTCTGTTGTGCTACTAATTGCACCCATGTGTATAACTTTATCAAATTGACTACAATCTGGCACTACATTCAATGTAGGTTCATTGTATTCAGCAATGCCATGTCCTTTAGACATAAGGTAATTTTTTAAATTTTTACCAATAAAACCTGCGGCACCAGTAATTAAAATTTTATAACTCATTTATTTTCTCTAATGTTGCTGTTGTAGAAAATCCTTTTACTGTAGGAACAATATGCACTGGTGCTAAATCGTGCCCTACAATTTCTTCTACAGTGTAATCTCCGCCTTTAACTATAAGATCAGGCTTTAATTTTTTTATTAATTCATATGGAGTATCTTCAGTAAATGTATGCACTTCGTCGATCCATGGTAGTACTTCTAGTTGTGCTACTCTTGTTGCAACATCGTTAATAGGACGATCACTTCCTTTAAGTCGTTTCACACTACCGTCACTGTTTACTCCTACTATAAGTTTATCACCTAAACTTCTAGCTTCTTTTAGTAATGTTAAATGTCCTTTATGCAAAACATCAAAACAACCATTTGTGAATACAACACGCTTTTGTAGATCTTTTTCAGTTAAAATATACGTGCCTAAATGTTTTACACTTTCAGAAGAACCTCGTATAGCAAGTTCTAAACATTTTTTATAATCGTACTCTTTAGTAAGAGCATACACAAATCCTGCTATAAAACAATCACCTGCGCCTGTTACATCAGATACTTCAACTGTTTCTACAGACATATCATATTCTTTGTCTTCTATTTTTGCAATAACATTATTACCTGCATCTGTAGTAATGATATTGCCTTTCCACTCATCAAATTCAAAATTAGTAAATTCATTATAATTAGGTTTTACTAACCAAGCTCCTTCGTAATCATGAGCGTAACGTTTTGGATCTACAATTATTTTACAATTAAATTTGTTAATATGTTTTATAATTTTTTTGGAATTATCTAATACACCTTTATCATAGTCACTTAAAACTACAATATCGTAACTAGAAAAATCTGATTGTTTTATTTGCTCTAATACAGCACCCGAATCTGCATCTTTGTCATCATCTATACGTGTGATGTAATGCCCGTCACAAATTACTCTAGTCTTAACACTGTTATGTCCTTGGTAATTAAATAGATCTACATTAACACCTAAACTTTTCAAGTTCTCGTATACTAATCCTGCACCACCAATAGTTTCTACAATTCTTTCTTGTGATACAACAGGCACTGGTGCTTCTGGACTCAAACGTGTGCTTGTTCCATATATGTATTTGTCTATTATTATATCACCAATTACTAAAACTTTCATAACTTATTATACTACATTTAAGAAAGTAAATCAAGCACTTTTGTTAAAGTTTCTAACTTATTTTGATTAACTTTACTATTCAATGTATTCCGTAATCCTTGGTGTAATGGTTTAGGCCAACTTCCGCTTTTTACCCAAGCATAGCCGTCGTGTTCATCATTTAATATTGGAATAAACTCATTATCTATAACACACAAATATGTGTGAAAGAAGAATTTTTGATCAGTTGATATAAATGTTTCTAATGGAATTGTTTTTTTAATATCAGGGATCTGTCCAATTTCTTCTTTTATTTCACGTTTTAGTGCCTCCCAAGGAGTTTCGCTATTTTCGTTAGTACCGCCTACTAATCCCCAAACATTTTTTTGCTTAGTATTTGTCCTACGAAGTAATAGATATCTCTTTGTGGATAGAGAATAAAACAGAGTTCCACTGCAAATAATCTTGTTCATGTAATTAATTAGCCGTTAAGACTTATGCGCCAAGTGCCTCTTGGATACAGACCTTCTACACTTAGTAGCCATTCTTCGCTATTCCAACGATATTGTACACCAGTATTAAGATTTGTAGTGTATGTAACATCTGTTGTTTCGCTTGCATCAAATACTATTTGCCATTCAGTACCAGTCCACTCTATAATATCATTTTTATCAGCTAAGAAATCAGTGCCGTTACCATTTTTCCAAGCATCTGGACCATCTGTATTACTTGCATCTCCTATGCTATCTAACAATAATATCCTTGCACCAATACCTTTCATATTAGTAGGTGGTGTTTTTGTAGGATCTACAATGTAATCAATTGACGTCCATTGTGCATTTTGTCTTGCAGGACCTTCGATAATTGAATTACTAGGAAATGTATCTATATCCCAATTTATAACCATTTCTGTTTCATCGTTTGGATTAATACTTATTGTACCTGTAACTTCTTGTGATTCATCTAATTTTCTAATATAAACTCTACTAATATCATCTTGGTATTGTCCAGGATATGATTCTAGAATTTGACGCCAATTTGATTCGCCAACTCTTCCATTTTTAACAAGTTGAATTATATTACCAGTTACATACAATCCAAATCCTTGATAAGTGGATGCAATAACTTCTGCATCTGTACCTAATGTACCTATTTCAGCAGGATTACCTGTTGCACCTGGCACTATAGAATCATCGTATCTGTTTAATTCTGGCATACTTAAACTTAAATCAATCGTTCCTGTTTTTTCATCAAATATACTTGTAATTATATTTGTGATAACACCTAAGCGTTTTACTTTTACTGGAGGTGAAATGTAAATTGGTGTACTGAAATCTAATTTTCCTACATCTATCTCACTGTCAACCCCTACAGGTATACTCCTTGTACTAAAAGTTATACCTTCCATGTTAACTACACTTAAACTTGTCCAGTCAATATAGTTATCTGTGGTTTGTATTTCTAAACTAGGATTAAACAGCATAAGTATCTGTTCCATTATTTGTAATTTTTGATCCGTGTTTGTTGCCCATATGTCTACACTCATACGTAATGTGTATGGACTTGGTTGAAGTCTTTCTACTGTATAATTTTTACCTTGATAATTAAGATATTCATTATTGTTCTCGTCATATGCACGTTCTCTTATATTAACTTTATTGATATAACTTGAATCAGCAGTTCTAGTTCTGTCCATTTCTAAACCTGTAATATAAACAGCTATTCTAGGAGCAGTGGGTATTTTGTTTTCACTATTATCTCTAATAATGTTTGCAACTTGTCTTGTAAGATCTCCGTACATAACCGGTACTTGTTTTAGTGTACCACTACCATCTTTAACAGAGAAATTACTAAACAATCTCACCATTTGTGTTACATAACGTCTTATTTGTGCATCGTAAAAATGTTGCATTAATTATCTGCCTTAGGTCTAAGTGCTTTTGATAAGCTCTGTCTTTCTTGGACTTGTTCACCACCAATTGTACTTGTTTTTGTATTGTTAACAAAGGTACCTTTTTGTGTATCTTTTGTATCTGTGTTTGTTAAATCTGTCCTTACACCGTCTTGTAATTTCATCCATCTATTATTTGTATATTTAAACAATCTTTTTGGCATAAAATCTGTCCTTAAGAAGTAATCACCTTCTAATGGCTGATTAGGAAATTGAATTCCCATGCCGTAAGGTGCTCCGTTTGGCGCATCTTCAACGCCTAACAAGTATCCTTTATATCCATGTCTATCAGGTCTATCAGCTATTTCGTCTGTAGTTGTGATTATTCCACTAGCGTCTATATCAGTTTCATCAGCAGTTTGTAAAGCAACAGAACCATCATCATTCGTACTAAGTGTGTAAAAGTTTGTAATGTCATATCCAGATTTACTTGCATCAGCTTCAGCTTGTTCTATTACTGCATTGTTAATTTGCATTTCTTTTTCATAAGTTGAAAGCAGATCTCTAAGTGTATTATCCGAACCTTCTTCTGCAGGTAAATCAAGTATTTCTTTGAATTCTTGTGAATCAACAATTTGTTTTAATTTCATTCTATACAAATGTGGATACCAAGTTGGTGAAAATCCTTCAGCCGCTCTGTTAACATCTTCAACAACATAAAATCTTTTAAGAGCAAACGAATAGTCATTTAGTGCATATTCGTCTTTTAAATGAGGTAGTTCTATTACATCACCGCTCATAATTTTTCTACCAAGAGTCTTTACACTACTGTTAATATGAACAGTCATAAACAGTGTATCATTTTGCAAAAATAATCCAAATTGACTAAGGTCAAAATCTATGTCATTTACATTGTATATTGCTCTCATTGTATAGATGTCTGGATCGTATTTTCTATCTCTATTTTCTAAAAACAACATATCTTGTATATTAGTTTCTTTTACTGCATCATATCTAGGCTGATCAGCAGTAGCATTAGCTTCATCAGGATTTGAAGGTCCTAAATACTTATGGACATGTATATCTGTACCGCCTACGGTAAACATTTCAAGGATTTGCTTGTCTAAAAAGTTGTAATCCTTGCCTTTTTCTGGTTTATATAAAGATAGTCTTGGCATATACATATTTATCGTAACGATAAATACTAGTGGAGAAAGTTTTATGGCTACACTAGCAACAAAAAAACAAGAAGTATATGATTATGTTTACACCCTTTTAGGCGGTGGTATGGTTGATGTGGAGTTAGATCCTGCACATTACGAAACAGCATTAGACAAAGCACTATCAAGATTTAGACAAAGATCTGACAACTCAGTTGAAGAGTCTTATCTTTTTATGCCAACTGTAGAAGACCAGAATACATATGTTCTTCCACAAAACGTAATTGAAGTTAGAAGATTATTTAGACGTTCAATTGGTTCACGCACAGGTGGAGGCGACGGTGGTACTTTATTCGAACCATTTAATATGGCATACACAAATACATATTTGCTTAGTTCATCTAACATGGGCGGACTTGCTACATACGATTTGTTTAGTCAATATCAAGAATTAGTAGGTAGAATGTTTGGTTCTTTTATAGAATTCAAATGGAATACAACAACTAAAGAACTGACACTTTTACAAAGACCTAGAACAGAAGAAACACTTTTACTTTTTGCATATAACTATCGTCCAGATGAACAATTATTGGAAGATTATCTTGCAAAACAATGGATAAAAGATTATACACTTGCTACGTGTAAATACATGCTTGGTGAAGCACGTAGTAAATTTGCTACTATTGCTGGACCACAAGGTGGATCAGCACTTAATGGTGATGCACTAAAAGCTGAAGCACAAGCTGAAATGGAAAAATTAGAAGCAGAAGTAAGCACAGCAATACCTGGTGGCATGGGATATGGATTCACAATAGGTTAAAAAACACTTGACAAACTAATTTTTTTATTGTATATTTTATACATGCAGTATGAAATTACACCCTTATTTTCCACACCTCTATTGAAAACACATCTAGGAGCACTTGATCCTATTACACTTGCTTGGATGAAAAAATTAGATTATCCTAGTTCAGCTGTAGCATCTTATTCCGGAGAAGAAGAATTACCTCTAACTGAGAGAGGATTTAATGTTTTAAATCAACCTAAACTACAAGGATTAAAAACACTTATTGAACAAGCAGTTCATTATTTTGCACACACAGTATTAGATGTTGTTGATGATGTAGACTTTACATTAACAACAAGTTGGATTAATAAAATGAATACAGGTAGTGATATTGTATTACACAATCATGCAAATGCAGTTATAAGTGGAGTGTATTATCCAGATGTAGGTCCAACTTCTAATCCACTAACTTTTAAAAAAAATAGACAACATTTAAATAGTTTTCCAGAACATGTACGTCCGGATACTAAAGGTAATTATAATCAATATACTATAGGTGCATGGACAGTACAGCCTATTACAGGTGATTGTTTAATATTTCCTAGTCACTTAGAACATGAAGTTGCACAAAGTTTAGATAAACAAGATAGATACAGTTTGGCATTTAATTATTTTCCAAAAGGATCGTTAGGACAAAATTCAGTAAGAGTAAACATATGACAGTAACATCTTTATTTCCGATACCATTATACTACTCAAATATAGGTGTAGTTAATGATATGACTAAACAATGGGTCTACAAACTAGATTATCCACATGAAGCGGCAGGCCACGATCATACAGGTAATAAAAAAATATTAGATGAAGTGCCTCTAAAAAACTTAAAAGAAAAAATTATTGATAGCTGTAATAAATTCATTACAGAAGAATTAAAAGTATCCGACGTTACTTTTGAATTACAAAACAGTTGGATTAACAGACATGATAAAGGTGAATATAATACTACTCATTGGCATAGTAATTCAATGTTAAGCGGTGTTTATTATATACAAAATGCGCCAGGCGCAGGCGATATAGTATTTCAAAAATCTCATTTATATTACAATTTATTTCATGATACTGTAAGAGTAAATTTTAAAGAGCCTAATGCATTTAACACAAATGAATTTTATATAACACCAAACGAAGGAGACATTGTGATTTTTCCAAGTCATTTAGAACATATGGTAACGCCAAACGAAACTGATATCCCTAGATACAGTTTGGCGTTTAATTTATTTGCTAGAGGTACCGTAGGCGGCGGAACATCGGAGTTAACTGTATGAGGCAAGTAATAGGTATTTGTGGATTGATCAGTAGTGGTAAAGGTACTGTTGCTGATATTTTAGTAAATGAACACAATTTTACAAAAATTAGTTTTGCTGACAAGCTCAAAGACGGTGTAGCAAGCGTATTTGGTTGGGACAGACAAATGCTAGAAGGCGACACAGAAGAAAGTAGACAATGGAGAGAAACTGTTGATAGTTTTTGGACTAAAGAAACTGGTAGAACTGTTACGCCAAGATTAATACTACAAGAATTTGGCACAGAATGTATGCGTAAAGGTTTTTATGACGGTATATGGGTAAGTGTAATCAAACAAGAAATAGTTAGAAATCCAGATACAAATTTTGTTATTCCGGATGTGCGTTTTCCTAATGAAGCAAATATGCTTAAAACCATATATGGAGAAGTTTGGCGTGTACGTAGAGGTCCTGATCCTGTATGGTTTAGAATGTACCAAGATATAGGGGTGGAACCGAAAGAAATACACGAATCAGAATGGCGCTGGGCTAATGTTGCATTCAATGAAGTTATTGAAAACCAAGGAACTATTGAACAACTTAAAAGTCAGGTAAAAGGTCGCCTTGTTTCCAACGGATCCCTTGTTTCTGCATAAGTCTTTGACAGTTAGCACATATTGTTTTTAGATTCATAGGCAAGCAATTATTTAGATCACCATCTATGTGAAACACATTAAACTGCTCTTTGTGCTTACTTTTAAAATTGCATTTTTCACATACATCCTTTTTTACATAGCCGGCCATTTTCCATTTAGGAATACCGTACCCTACGTGTCCATGCTTCAAACAAATTTCACACTTTTTTCTATAAAAGGTTCTGCCATTCTTTTTATAATTAATTGCCGCAGGTCTTTGTTTGCATATACATAATGGTCTCATAACGTATTTACCACACCTTTATAACCCCTTTTTCTGGGTGTATTTTAGGTAATCTTTATCGAATTCATATAAATACATTAGAACACTTTATTTGAAGGAGAAACTATCATGGCATTATCATCACCAGGTGTTGAGGTTAAGGTAATTGACGAAAGTTTTTACACGCCAGCCGAACCCGGCACCGTACCAATGATTTTTGTCGCAACAGCCCAAGATAAACAAAATGGGTCAGCTACAGGCACAGCGCCTGGAACTACAGCGGCAAATGCAGGTAAACCCTACCTGATTACATCACAAAGGGATTTAGTAGAAACATTCGGAGAGCCTTTATTCTATACAGATAGCAACAACAATCCAATACATGGAGGTGAGCTAAATGAGTATGGTCTACAAGCGGCTTATTCATTATTAGGCGTAAGCAATAGAGCATACGTTGTAAGAGCAGGAATTGACTTAGGTGGCATTACAGCTACAGCAGATGCACCGACAAGCGATCCAGCAGATGGAACATATTGGGTAGATACAGCATCTACAATTTATGGTTTATTTGAGTGGAACGGCGCGGCAGGTTCAACAGCAACTGGTCAAAGTTTTGTTTACAATGCACCTATTGTTATTACAGATGCAACAAAATTAGACGGCGGAGTACCAAAAACATCAGTAGGTGCTATTGGTGACTACGCAATCACAGCAACAACTACACTACAAAAAATGTATTACAAAAATTTAAGTGGTGCATGGGTAGAGGTTGGAAGTTCAGCATGGAAAGCAAGCTGGCCAACAGTGTCAGGTTCAACTGCACCATCAACAACTTCAGGCTTTGATATGACAATTAACGGCTCAACAGTTACAACAGCCGGTACAGATGCAACAGCGGCGGCGGCGGCAATTAATAGTGCGGCCATTGCAGGAGTTACAGCAGACGTAGATACAGCAAACGATATTTTGAGAATATACTCAACAGGCGCAAACCTAGTGCTTGCAGAAGGAACAGGTCTTATGGGAGACATGGGCTTAACAGCAGGAACTTACTACGCACCTGAGTTGAATATTGCCCCTCATACAAGTGTTCCTGAGTTTGGTGAAAACGATGCTACTCCACGTCCAACTGGATCTGTTTGGGTAAAAACAACAACACCTAACAAAGGTGCTAATTGGGCAATTAAAGTTTGGAATGATGCAACTAAATTATGGGATACAAAAAGTGTTTCGATTTTTGCAGACAACCAAACTGCTATCTACAACTTAGATAAGTCCGGTGGTGGATTGAATCTTAACTCAGACGCATTATTTGTAAAATTTAATGATGCAGAAGAATCAACACTAGTAGCAAACTTTAAAGTATACAAAAGAAATGCTACAGGAGCAACTACAATTACTGGTAGCGCAGTTACTACACAAGTTTCAGCTGGTGGAGTAACATTTAGCATCCAAGAATCAATTGTAGGTAGTGCAAGTTTAAACAGTGCAGTGGCTATTAGTGCTACAGCAACTGGTGCGGCAACTGATGCAGATGTAATTGCAGGTGCTATTAACAGTGCTGGCTTTACAAATGTTTCTGCAAGCGTTGACACTGCAAACAGAATTGTAATTTCACACAGCAAAGGTGGCGAATTTAGAATTGCTGACACAAGTGGACATTTAGCAGAGGCTGGATTTAGCACAAGTGATACAACAAATCTTTACGCGGCGCCAGCAGGTGATACAACTAACGATTTTGTAGCAACAAACTGGAAAGTACTTACTGCGACTAACAGTGCAAATGCACCAACTGCACTTGCAACTGACGGCACATTATGGTATAATTCAGTAGTTGATGAAGTTGATATCATGGTACACAATGGAACAACTTGGGTAGGTTATTTAGATTCTACAAGTCCGTTCTATAGTGCAAGTGCTAACGATCAAACTGATCCAGCAGGACCGATTGTAAGTGCAACAGAACCAACTTTACAATCAGATGGTACAGCTCTTAAAAATGGAGATTTATGGATAAGCACAGCAAGCATTGACAAATATCCAGAAATTTACAAATGGAGCGGTGCTAAATCACAATGGATCCAGTTAGATACAGGTGATCAAACTACTCAAGATGGTATCTTATTTGCAGATGCACGTTGGAGCACAGCAGGTGCAAACAGCGCAGAAGCAACTATTGCTGACTTGTTAGTTAATAACTACTTAGACTTTGATGCTCCAGATCCTGCATTATATCCAAAAGGTATGTTACTATGGAACTTACGTAGAAGCGGATTTAACGTAAAGAAATTTGTACGTAATTACATTGATGTAACAGCAGACAATGGACGTTTTGAAGTTAACAACGCAGACGAGCCTATGACAAATTACTATCCACACAGATGGGTAACTGAATCAGCAAATAATTCAAACGGTTCAGGACGTTTTGGTCAATCTGCACAAAGAGCTGTAGTTGTTCAAAGTTTACAAGCAACTGTAAACAGTAATGATGAAATACGTGATGACGAATCGCGCATATTTAACATTATGGCAACTCCAGGTTATCCAGAACTAATTGGTGAAATGATTTCACTAAATTACGATAGAGGTTTAACAGCATTTATCGTAGGTGATTCACCAAGTTCACTACTACCAAATGCAACGTCATTAAACGAATGGGGAACAAATGTTAACCTTGCAGTTGAAGATAATGCAGATGGATTAGTAAGTAGAGATGAATATCTAGGCGTTTACTATCCATGGGGTTTCACAAGTGATAACTTTGGTAACAACGTTGTTGTTCCACCGTCACACATGATGCTACGTACTATCGCACTTAGCGACCAAGTATCGTTTCCATGGTTTGCACCAGCAGGTACAAGACGTGGTGGTATTACAAACGCAACAGCAACAGGTTACATTGATAACGAAGGCGAATTTGTATCAGTAGCGTTGAACGAAGGACAACGTGATACACTATTTGGAATTAGTGTTAACCCAATTACATTCATTACAGGAGCAGGACTTGTTGCATTTGGTCAAAAGACTAGAGCAAGAAATGCAAGTGCATTGGATAGAATTAATGTTGCTAGATTGGTTATCTACTTACGTAGTCAGCTTAACAAACTTGCTAAGCCTTATATCTTTGAGCCAAATGATAAAATCACACGTGATGAAATTAAACAAGCGGCTGAAAGTTTAATGCTTGAACTAGTAGGTTCGAGAGCACTATACGATTACATTGTAGTATGTGACGAAACAAACAACACACCAGCTAGAATTGATAGAAATGAACTATACTTAGACATTGCTATTGAGCCAGTGAAAGCAGTGGAATTTATTTACATTCCATTGAGATTGAAAAACACAGGAGAAATAGCAGGTTTATAATTTAAAAATGAGCCCTTGAAATACAGGGCTCATTAAATGATAAATACTTGTAAGGAGTAAAACATTATGGCAATATCAACACTCTCAAAGATTACAGTACCACTAGCAAGCGATAATAGTGCAAGCACTCAAGGCTTATTAATGCCTAAATTGCAGTATCGCTTTAGAGTGACACTTGAGAATTTCGGTGTATCAACACCAACAACAGAACTAACAAAACAGGTAATTGATGTAACACGCCCAAGTGTAACATTCGAAGAAATGGAAATACCTGTTTACAACAGTAGAGCATACCTAGCTGGTAGACACAGCTTTGAGCCTATTACACTAAACTTACGTGAAGATGTAAACAACAGTGTACAAAGACTAGTTGGCGAACAGTTACAGAAACAGTTCGACTTCTTTGAACAGTCTGGTGCGGCATCAGGTATTGACTACAAATTTTTAACAAGAATTGAAATACTAGATGGCGGTAACGGAGCAAATACTCCAAACACACTAGAAACATTTGAACTATATGGTTGTTTTGTACAAAATGCTAATTACAACTCATTAGCTTACAGTGCAAACGAACCAGTAACAGTAACACTAAGCATACGCTTTGACAATGCTATACAGACACCACAAGGTGAAGGAATTGGTACAGCAGTTGGTAGAACTATTAATAGCTTAGTAACTGGTGGCGGCGGTATTGGTTAATACCTAAGTCAATTGCCATAATTACAAAAAGGGGTCTTTTTAAGGCCCCTTTTTTATTTTATACGTACTTTTCTTTCATGGATAAATATTAGTATGGCAAACTTTTTAAATGGATTTTTAGATAATTTATTCAAGGGTGCTCTTAATCCAGGAGGCACTTTTAAAGATTATCAACACGCGGCAAGGTTGTTTTCTGATAACGGTTTTCGTCTTGCACCTAAAGCAAAATTTCTCTATCATGTTGTTTTTGAATTAACTGAAGAAGCAAGAAATACTGTTCCTCAATTAGATCAAAGGCATAAACAAGAAATAAACATGCTTGTAAAACAAGCAGATCTTCCCAAATTTAGTGTACAAACACAAACAAAAAATATGTACAATAGGAAGAAAAATTTACAAACTAGTTTAGAATATGATCCTATTAATATAACATTCCACGATGATAACTTAGGTCTTACTACACTTCTATTAGAATCTTATTATAGATATTATTTTAGAGATGGAAATTATAATACAGAAGGAGTGAGTCCTCCTTATTCTCCGAGAAATACATACGGAAAACCAGAAGAACAAAATTACAGATATGGTTTAGATAACAATCATAAAAGTCCATTTTTTGATAAAATTACAATATATCAATTATCACGAAAAGAATATACTGCATATACTCTTGTAAATCCACTTGTTACAGGATTAACTCATGACAGTGTAGATGCGTATGAAAGCGCAGGCTTAATGCAAAACCAAATGACGGTTGCTTACGAAGCTGTATTCTATAGCAGAGGACCAGTAGGTGAAGATAGTCCAAAAGGATTTGCTACTGTACATTATGATAAAACTCCTAGTCCATTAAGCATACAAGGCGGCGGAACATCTAGCTTATTAGGTCAAGGAGGTGTCTTTGGTGGCTTGACAACAGTATTAAATGATATTGCAGGCGGGCAATTTAATCTAGGCACAGCATTAACAGCATTTAATACCTACAAAAATGCAAAAAGTTTATCTAAAGAAGGTTTGCGAGAAGAAGGATTTAATATATTGAAAGGTGCTCTTGGAGATATTAGAAAAGAAGGCATAGGTGGCATACCTGGTGTAAATGTTCCTAAGCAAAATGGTGCAGGCGGATACAATGATCCTGTGCTAACTAATGGTGGCATTGTTGATACACGCTCTAGTTTGTATAGTAGCAAAATAAATGAAAGTTATTCAAACAACGGATTAACATATAGTCCAGGTGATCTTGCTATACCAAGTATAAAATCTGAACCGTTAGTACCCGGCACAGGACAAACATTAGACGAAATTTTAGCAAGTCCACCAACAGTAAGTAGCAGTTCGGTCACAAGAAGTAGCAGTAGTAGCTCACAAACAGTAACTACAACAGGTGGAGGAGTTACTACACGTACTGGAGTACAACGAACACCTTTGAGAGAACAAATAGCAAATAGAAAAGCGGCAAGAGCAGAACGCCGTGCATTAAGAAACCAAGTAGGGGACTTTTAATGAGTGATTATAAATTAGAACCTGTAGATAGTGGCTCTGTTGTAAAAGAATTTTTTAACAAATATTTTTCTGAACCAATTACATACAACGCAAACACAGTAGACAGTGTAGTAGGATTTTTTAAAAGACGTGGGTTCGATGATACAAGTGCAACAGGAGTTGCGACAGTGTTGTTAGAACAAGCAAAAATAGATGGTGTAAATGTTTATACATTGTTAGACACATTAAAAGGTGTAGATGACATTCAAATTAGTGCTATTGTTGCACAAGTTTTAAATTACAATAGACAAAAAGTAAGTTCTTTAGGTTTTACATCAGATAAAATTGCAAGAGAAGAATCAAGAAATATAGTGGTATGATATGCCTAGATTTGCTCAAGGAAAATTTGGTCTAAAAAACCCAGCAAAGTATATTGGAGGCAGAACACCGACTTACAGATCAAGTTGGGAATTTGCTTTTATGAAATTCCTAGATGAACATCCTAGTGTAGCAAAGTGGGCAAGCGAAGCTATAAAAATTCCATATAGGAATCCACTAACAGGTAAACACACAATTTATGTACCAGATTTTTTTATAGTATATGCAGATAAAAGAAGTAAACAGCATGTAGAATTAATAGAAGTAAAACCTGCAAATCAAGCTATAAGAGAAAAGGTAGGACGTAGTAAGATTAATCAAGCACATTTTATTGTTAACCAAGCAAAATGGGAAGCCGCAAGGGCCTACTGTAAACAAAAAGGCATTTTCTTTAGGGTTATTAGTGAAAATGATATTTTCCATAACGGTAAACGATAAATAATAGTAGCATATAATACTGGAAAGACTATGACAAAAAAACTACAAGACCTACTTGATTTACCAGATTCTAAAGAAATAATTCAAAACGAATTAGAAGATGATATAAAATCTAAATCAGTTATAGAACAAAAAGATACATTGCGTGATATTTCTGAACTTGATAAGATTGAAGCGGCATTACCTACTGTAAAAGGATTAGGTGAAATGGCAGATGCTGAACTTAATGATGTTGCACAGAGAGCATTACAAAGTTATGAAGACTTAATGGATTTAGGCATGAATGTTGAAAGTCGTTATAGTGGCAGAGTGTTTGAGGTAGCAGGAGGTATGCTGAAAACGTCTCTTGATGCTAAGGTAGCAAAATTAGATAAAAAACTAAAAATGGTAGAGCTTCAACTTAAAAAAGAAAAACTAGATCAAGATAAACCTATTGAAGAAGCAGGTATTATTAGCGGAACAGGCGCTATTGTAGCTGATAGGAATAGCCTACTACAACGTTTAAAAGATCTAGATAAAGATAAATAGTATTAGAGGTATTAAACATGAAGACATTTACAGAAGTACTTACAGAATCAAAAAAAACCTATGAATTTAAAGTAGGTGTTGCAGGTGAACTAGGTGAAAATTTTACTGATGCACTAGAAACTTGTATGAAAAAATATCAAGTTGTATCTATGTCAAACGGTAAAAAGACACCAATACAAGAACGTCCATTAGATTTCCCCCAGCTAGAAAATATGGAAGTAACGTATTGGGACGTAGAAGTTGCATATCCAACAACACCGCAAGTGTTAGAAGAATACATTGAAAAATGTTGCCCATGTGACCCTAATCATGTAATTGTACGTACAGCAAATGCACCTCAAGAAGAATACCAAGTGCCTAAGTCAGGCGAGCCATACCAGTCAAAATTAGATACATTAGAAATGGAACAGGCAGAACCAGATGCACAGAAAAAAGTAGCTGGAGACAGAGTTATGGATCTATTAAAAGAATTAGAAACAGCTCGCAAAGAAAGAAATGTCGATCCTATGGAAGCCGCTCCTAAAGGCGAAAGTGCAGACATAGATGATAAAATAAACACAAAAGCAGTTGTAGGAGGCTAATATGAAAGACATACTACAAAAATTAGATGAACTAGATAAAGCAATTGATCAAAGAGATCCAGCTCCAGAAATAACAAGATTGGACGAACAAGCAAATATGAATATTTCTATGAGCGGAGAAACAGCTGATGAAGTAGCTAGTTTGTTACGTATCATGCAAGGCGGCGGTGCACCTGAAGCAAAGCCAGTTGGTCCTGACATGATGCCAATGAAAAAATTAATCAAAATTGCTAATCCAGATATGGATGATCCAGAAGCGCCAAGCGATGGAGATATGAATGATCTAAAACCTGGCATACAAAAAGAACCATGCAAAGTTTGCGGCAAAGTACACTTAGGCAATAGTGGTTGTGGTGGACATGAATCTACAGAAGAAGAATGGGATAATTCTCCAGACGAAGAATACAAAGATACACAATACATGACGAAAGATTTGTCAGGCGGAGCGAACAGAGAAAAAGGTCAATACAAAGCATCTGTTAGAGGCGACAATGCAATGGCAATGGAAGAATTACAAACCGAATTACGTGATCAACTAATGGCTAAAATGAACGAAGCCAAAGATGAAGAAAAATTTGATGAAATGGGTTGTGTAAAGGAAATGAAAAAACTTTATGCAAGCGGTTGCACTAAAGCAGAAAACTACAAAAAGTGCAAAGAAGGATACGGTTGTTCAAGAGGACAATTTGAAAAACTATACGCATCCAATTGCGGTTAACATAATTCAATAGGGCCTACGGGCCCTATTCTTTTGAGTAAATACAACATGTCGAAAAGTTTAGATGGCGTATTAACAAAGAAAGCCAACCAAAGAGAAACATTTACCGAAGAACAAATACAAGACTTAATGGCTTGTATGGATCCTCAAAACGGTTATTTGTATTTTGCAGAAAAGTTTGGTTATATACAGCATCCAGTAAAAGGCAAACTATTGTTTGAACCTTTCACTTATCAGTGCAGACTTTTAGAAAGTTATCATAATTATAGATTTAACATTAATATGTTACCTAGGCAAACAGGCAAAACTACATGTGCCGCCATTTATCTATTATGGTATGCAATGTTTCAACCAGATCAAACTGTACTGATTGCCGCACACAAATATACTGGTGCACAAGAAATTATGCAACGAATTAGATATGCATATGAATTATGTCCTGATCACATTAGAGCAGGTGTAATTAATTACAACAAAGGTACTATAGAGTTTGAAAATGGATCACGTATTGTAAGTCAAACAACAACTGGCAATACAGGCAGAGGTATGTCTATTTCATTACTATACTGCGACGAGTTTGCATTTGTACAACCTAATATAGCCCAAGACTTTTGGACTTCAATATCACCTACACTAGCTACAGGTGGTCGTGCTATTATTACAAGCACACCTAACTCAGACGAAGATACATTTGCTACAATTTGGAAACAAGCAGAACAAAAATTTGACGAACACGGTAATGAAAATGAAGTTGGCATAAATGGCTTTCATAGTTTTACTTGTCATTGGAGTGAACATCCTGATCGAGATGATAAATGGAAAGAAGAAGAACTAGGAAGAATTGGTGAAGAAAGATTTAGACGTGAATACGAATGCGAATTCCTTGTATTTGACGAAACACTAATTAATGCTATAAAACTTGCTACACTAGAAGGAACATCTCCTATAATTAATATGGGACAAACAAGATGGTATAAAAAACCTACTAGTGAGTTTACATATGCTGTTGCCCTTGATCCTAGTATGGGTACAGGAGGAGATTATTCAGCTATACAAGTTTATGAATTACCTAGTTATGAACAAGTAGCAGAATGGCAACACAATACTACAGCTATACCAGGACAAATTAGAGTGCTTGCTGATATATGTAAGTATATAGAAAGCGAAACAAAGGCACCACAATCAATTTACTGGAGTGTAGAAAACAATGGCTTAGGTGAAGCCGCACTTATTGTAATAAATGATTACGGTGAAGAAAATATACCAGGGCTTTTTGTAAGCGAACCTATTAGAAAAGGTCATGTTAGAAAATTCCGTAAAGGATTTAATACTACCCATAGTACAAAGGTTACAGCTTGTAGTAGGCTTAAAACTATGGTTGAAAACGATAAATTAATGATTAAATCGAAACCACTTGTATCTGAACTTAAAAATTTTGTAGCTACAGGATCTAGCTATCAAGCTAAATTAGGGCATAGCGATGATTTAATAAGTGCTACTCTACTAGCATTAAGAATGATGGATGTAATGAAAGATTGGGATCCTAGGGTATATAACACCTTCAATCAAACCGAAGAAATAGAAGATTACGAACCGCCAATGCCTATCTTCATAAGTACAAACTATTGATAAATACTAACATGAAAGACTTGAATAAAATAGCATCTGAACTTTTTGCAAAATTACGTGGTAAATTTAAAGAAATTACTATAGGTAATGAAGCAGGAGATATAACAAATCTACCTGAAGAAGGCAGATTTTATGAATTTACATTTAACGGTAAAAAAGTTAGTGTTAGTTTAGATGAAGAAAACGTTGCTGTCATGTATAGTGAAAAACTATTCGACGACGACGAAGGTGCTACAAAAAAGTCTTGGTATGATTTTTTGAAAGAACTACGGGAGTTTGCACGTAAAAGACTTTTAAATTTTGATACCCGAAATATACAAAAAACAAATTTAGATAGAAGAGACTATAAATTTTTAGCAAAGAACAATACTTCCGGAGAAGATACCATGACAGAATCAAAACTTTACGGAACGTCAAAAGTAAGTTATCAAGACGTTGACAACGCAAAGATTGTTATTAAACATACAGAGAGCGTTGGTGAAAATAGAAATATCAAAATAGGTAGCATTTATATTGAAAGCTCAAATGGAGAACGTTTTAAGTATCCATTTAGACATATCAATGGTGCTAGAGCAATGGCAAGGCATGTAAGTGAAGGCGGCAATCCTTATGACGACTTTGGTAAACACATTGTTGGACTTTCGGAAGAGTTAAACAAATTACGTAAATTTAAAACATATATGTCAAGAAGCGGTGTCATGGCCGAAGGTCTTGCACAATACATGGATATTGTAAATGAGCGTTTAGATTCTGTTAAAGATACAATTTTTAAATTACAAAGAACATCTGCATACAAAGAAGCATTTGAAAGTTTTGAATCTAAAGTATTAGAAGAAGTTCCAGCAGATGTTGCAGGTGATTGGATAGACCAACTTACTATTAGACAATTTAATGAAGAACTGAAAGACGTATTTCCTTATATCTATAGATTAGTAAGCGAAGCCACAGCAGTGAAAGAATTAGGTCCAGATGAATTAGTTGCAGAAGCAAGCGATGAAGAAGTAGACGGAGAGATTACCAAAGACTCAGTCAAGAAGAGTGCATTAGAATTACTAGTAGATATTGCAAAAACTTCTAAACAATACAAAGGTGAAGTCACAGACGACCAAGTTCATTATTTAGGCAGTCTTGTACACGATTTTGATATGGCTGGTATTGAAACAGAAAAGTATAGTGAAATAGAAAAATTATTCAGAACAGCGTCAAAAACTAATAAAGCAGACATGTCAATGATTCAACCAGCATATGCCCAAGCAAAGACATTAGACGAAGGCGGAATGAAAGATCAGCTTATCGACGCAATGGAAAAGATTGCAAGTGATACTAGCGGACAGTTGCTATACAAAGCATTAAGTAAAGGCTCAATGGGTCCAGACGTACAAAACTATCTACAAGATATGTACGATGAAGTGGCGAGAGATAATGGATGGCATCCAGATGATGACCATGACGAAATCGAACAACGCATGTGGGATGAAATTAATGACGAATATGGAATGGGCGAAGGTATTCCTACTACAGACGACATTGAAGCGGCATTTGATAAATCAATGGGACAATTTAGTGATAAAGAAATTCCAGTAACAATAGGCAAAGATGGTAGCATGGCTAAAATAAATCCAGACGATGAAGATGAAAAACCAGAGCCAACAGTTTCATTGCCTGAAAAGATTTTATCATTATTTGATAGAGAAAAGGGAATGTTTCCAAAAGGAGAAACAGCAATACTAACAATGGTTGAAAAGGATTATGGTGAGGAACATATTGAGCCAGCAAAAGATTTTATTGAAAGAATTAAGGCAAAATATGAAGAAGTAATGATTCCTATGGAACCAGTAGAAGATGAGGGCGATATGCAAATTGAGTTCAAAACGGACACAAAGGACAAAGAAGACTTAGACGCAAAGCAAAAAGAACTGGAGCGTATTAAAAGAGACAAAAATACACATAAAGATCCAGAACTTAAGACAGCATTAATGAAACGTCAAGCAGAGCTTAATAAAGACAAAGAAGCTATGGCGGCTATGGAAACTTTAAAGTCACTAGCAGGAATTTAATAAAAAAATCAATTTATTAGCAAAAAGAGGTTGACTTTTGCTAATTAATATCGTATAGTACATAATATGTGCTGTACAAAACAACTAGGCACAAAGCTAAAGGCAACAAATAGGAGGCATATAATATGGCATCATTAGCTGAAATCCGAGCAAAGCTCAAAGAACAAGAGAACCGCACAAGTGGTAACTCTTCCGGCGGCGGCGACAACGCAATTTACCCATTTTGGAATATGAAAGAAGGCGACACTGCAACGTTGCGTTTCTTACCTGATGGGAATAAAGATAACACTTTTTTCTGGGTAGAACGTTTGTTAATTAAACTTCCGTTCCAAGGTATTAAAGGTGAAACTGATTCACGTCCAGTACAAGTACAAGTTCCATGTATGGAAATGTATGGAGAATCATGTAATATTCTTAATGAAGTACGTGGTTGGTTTAAAGATCCAAGTCTTGAAGATATGGGTCGTAAATATTGGAAGAAACGTTCATATGTATTCCAAGGTTTTGTAACTGATAATCCTTTATCGGAAGATACAACTCCAGAAAATCCAATTAGACGTTTTATAATTGGTCCGCAAATTTTCCAAATCATCAAGCAAGCATTGATGGATCCAGACATGGAAGAATTGCCAACTGATTACACAGCTGGTGTAGACTTCCGTCTTAACAAAGCAAGCAAAGGCGGTTATGCTGACTATTCAACATCAACTTGGGCACGTAGAGATCGTCCATTAGGTGATTCAGAAATGAATGCTATTAATACGCATGGGTTGTTTAACCTAAGTGATTTCCTTCCTAAAAAACCAGGTGATGTAGAACTTAAAGTTATGCAAGAAATGTTTGAAGCATCAGTAGATGGTGAAGCATACGATATGGACAGATTTGGTCAATATTTCCGTCCAGCAGGTATGGCGGCACGTACAGGTGATCCAAAAGCACAAGCAACACAAGCAACACCTGTTGCAACAAAAACAGAAGCACCTAAGCAAGCTGAACCAGTTGTAGAAACAGCACCTGCAACTGCACCAGTAGCAGAAGCGGCTCCTGTTGCTGAAACTGCTCCAACAGCATCTGGTGGTGATGCACAAGACATTCTAGCAATGATCCGTGCAAGACAAAACCAGTAAACAAAATATGTGGGGGGAAACCCCCACACTAACTTTAAGGAGTAACTATGGCAAAAGCATTTGATCCTAGTAAATTTAGGACATCATTAACGAAATCTATTTCAGGTATGAGTGCAGGATTTAACGATCCAACTGATTGGATTTCAACAGGCAACTATGCACTCAACTATCTAGTATCAGGAGACTTCCATAAAGGTGTTCCACTAGGTAAAGTAACTGTATTTGCAGGCGAAAGTGGTGCAGGTAAAAGTTATATTTGTGCAGGTAACATTGTGAAAGCCGCACAAGAGCAAGGTATCTTTGTAGTTCTAATTGATAGTGAAAACGCTCTTGACGAAGCGTGGTTACATGCACTTGATGTAGATACAAGCGAAGATAAACTACTTAAACTTAACATGTCAATGATCGATGACGTTGCTAAAACTATTAGTGTGTTTATGGCAGACTACAAAGCAATGGACGAAGAAGAACGACCTAAGGTGTTGTTTGTTATTGATAGTTTAGGTATGTTACTAACACCTACAGATGTTGATCAGTTTAACAAGGGTGATATGAAAGGTGATATGGGCCGTAAGCCTAAGGCACTAACTGCACTTGTTCGTAACACAGTTAACATGATTGGTTCACATAACGTAGGACTTGTATGTACTAACCATACGTATGCATCGCAAGATATGTTTGACCCAGATGACAAGATCTCAGGCGGTCAAGGATTTATCTATGCATCTTCGATTGTTGTAGCAATGAAAAAACTAAAACTAAAAGAAGATGAAGATGGCAACAAGATCAGCGAAGTACGTGGTATTCGTGCTGGTTGTAAAGTAATGAAAACACGTTACGCAAAACCTTTCGAAGGCGTACAAGTAAAGATCCCTTATGAAACAGGAATGAATCCTTACAGCGGACTTGTTGAACTTTTTGAAAAACAAGGTATGATTGTTAAAGATGGAAATAGGTTAAAGTATATAGATTCATCTGGTACAGAACACAAAGAGTACAGAAAAAATTGGACGGGTGAATTACTCGATATGGTAATGAATGATTATAAAAATCTAGAGTCAGAGGTAAATACCGCAGACGACGATGTCATAGAAAACCATAACGAGGAGCCTGTATTAAATGACTGAAGAACAAATTCAAGAAATTTGGAATACCTTTAAAGAGTATCTTGACAAAAAACACATAGAAACTGCCGCAGAAAGATTTGTTGATCTTATGGCAGACTATGGTGTTGAGGACAAAACATTTTATGATTCTTTAGGTAATGACGAAGTATTAGATAATGCTATTAACTATTACTTAGATGAAGATGCAGAAGATGTTTATGATGATGAAGATGAGGATTACTGGAATTAGCAATGGGTTGGTATAGCGAAATATCTCGTGATATAAGTAAGATTCCTACAGCAATACAATTCTTTGAAAGCGAATTACACGATGCTAGATTAGAATGTAAATTGTCAGGCAACTTAGAAAAAGCGAGTGCGGCTATGCCAGGCATTGTTGAACACCGTTTCAATCAACTTCAGGAAATTGAAGCTATACTAAACTATTTGAATATTGAGCTACGTAGATTGCGTAGCTCATATTTTAAAAAATATCTTGAAAACTACCAACGTGCATTAAGCAGTCGTGATGTTGAAAAATATGTCGATGGCGAAGCAGATGTTGTTGACTACGAAAAAATTATTAATGAATTTGCACTTATTCGTAACAAATGGTTAGGTGTGTTAAAAGCACTTGATCAGAAACAATGGCAAATAACAAACATTGTTAAACTACGAGTAGCCGGAATGGAAGATGCATCAATTTAATTAAATTAAATATTGGTATGAAATATACCTTTGTTACAAGTCTAAATAAAGACTACTGGAATTCAACAAGTAAAATTAATTTAGAAAGCTGGTGCAACTGCTTACCAGACGATGTAAATATCGTTGTTTACAGTGAAGATTTAATACACACTGACAGAGTTAACAAACGTTTAGTTTACAAGCCTTTGTACGACTTATGTAAACCTTTAGTTGAGTTTAAATTAAAACATAAAGATAATCCTCATTACAATGGGCAAATAGGACGCAAGTTAGAAGGCAGTTCAAAAGCATTTAAATGGAATGGAATAAAGTTTGCTCATAAAACATTTTCTATTTTTACAGAAGCTAAGACACTTGATGAAGGATATTTGATATGGTTAGATGCTGACGTCCTAATGCATCAGTTTATTGATCATGAATATTTAAAAAGATTATTTCCAGAAGACAAAGCTATATCTTACCTAGGACGTCCTAATGAATACGATGAATGCGGATTAATGGGTTATAATTTAAATAACCCACTAGCAAAAGATTTTTTAAATAAGTTTGAAAATTTATACCTTACCGGTTTAGATCATTTGCGTGAAACACACGATAGTTGGGTCTTTTATCAATTGCGACTTAGCTATGATGATCAGAGTCAATTTTTAAATTTAAATCCCAATCCTGTGAATAATAAAAGTCCTTTTAACAATAGCGGTATAAAAGAAGTTATGGTACACACTAAAGGAAAAAACAAAGAACGTTTACAGCAAAAGTTTTTGAAACGCTTTATGTTAGAAGAAAGACGTAGACAAAATGCTTGAAGAACATCTTGGCGGACATGGAAATAAAACACATCTAGATGAAGGTGTTATTAACTGGTGTATAAAAACATTAGGTATAAAAAGCTATCTTGATATAGGTTGCGGTCCAGGCGGCATGGTTGAACTTGCTGAAGAGAAAAATTTAAAAGTATTAGGTGTAGATGGCGATCATACTCTTGAAAGAAAAAATGCTAACAATTTTTTAATTCATGATTTTACAAAAGGTCCTGCGCCTATAAAAGAAAAATATGATTTAGGTTGGAGTGTAGAATTTGTTGAACATGTGTACGAAGAATACCAACCAAATTATATGCCAGCATTTCAACAATGTAAGTATGTGATAATGACATACGCACCTCCAGGCTGGAAAGGTCATCATCATGTAAACTTGCAAGAAGAACAATATTGGATTGATAAATTTAAAGAATATGGATTCTTTCATATAAGAGCATATACAGATGTAATTAGACAAGTGAGCACAATGAACGCACACAAACGTAAGAAAGCGTTTGTTCGAAATAGAGGATTATTTTTTGAAAATAGTAGCTATTAAAGAACTAATGTGGAGTTATCATCCTTTGCCTAAGGATTGGATAACTGTACCATTTAGTGACAAAGGTACAATAGAGAATGCAGATGTACTCGTGCAAAGTAATCAGTCCGGATCAAAAAAAGAAAAGAAAATAGGACACATTTACAAATATGTAAAAGAATCTGGTAAGCCTTTTATTGTAACTGAAAGTGCAGTGTTTAGAAAAAATATGCCACAACCACCTAATCCAATGGCATATCACAGATACAGTTGGACAAGTTATTTTAGAGACGAAGGCGATTACTGTAATGAAAATAGTCCATCAGATAGATGGGAGCAGGTTAAAAAAGATCAAAATCTTACAGTTAAAGATTGGCGCACAAAAGGTGATTATGTCCTTGTTATGCTACAACGTCCTGGAGATAGTAGCTTAGTAAATTTAATAAAGAAGCACAAAAGTTACGAAGGATTTGTAACGCATACACTACAAGAGATAAAGCAAAATACTGATAGACCTATTAGAGTACGTATGCATCCATTACGTCAAGATAGACAGTTAGCAATACTGAAGAACTTTGATGTTACTATAAGTGATAATATGGAAGGTGCAGGAATTTTAGAAGGTGGTACAGGATTACAAAAAGACTTTGATAATGCTTGGTGTGTTGTAGGCTTTAACAGTAACGGACTTACAGAAAGTGTTATGGAGGGAATACCAACATTCAGCATGTGTCCTAGTTCAATGGCTTGGGACGTTTCAAATAAAACATTAAAACTTATTGAACAGCCTATGATGTTTGAAAGACAACAATGGCTCAACAATCTAGCATATTGTCAATGGCGTGAAGATGAATGTGTAGCCGGATTGCCATGGGAGCACTTAAAGAAGGCTTTGTAAATACGGTTCAGTAATTTTTACATCTTCTTTAAAATAATCATTAATTAATGTATACAAATTTCCCGACTTTTTAAATTTTTCTGCAATTACATGTCCACCAAATACAGTCTGTTTATTAATATTAGGAGTATCAGGCATCATACTCATATGTTTTTGATCTTTGGCTTTGTGTCCTGTAATTAAACAATAGTTGGTCCAGTTTACAAACGTAGCTTTTGGATATTTAAATTTTTTCCAAGTTATTTGTTTACGCCATCTATCTTCCCAAGGAACTATTGTTTTGTCCATACTAAATTGAGGACTAAATGCAAGGACTTTTTGTGTGGGATAAAAATTACTAAACATAATTGCATTGAATCCTCCCATGCTATTACCTATAGCGTAGACGTTATAAGTTTTAATATGTTTGGTTATTTCATTTATATCTATTGCACTGAAATAACTTTTATTATGATCTAACACCCATATTACATTATAACCATTATTTTTTAAATTATAGAATTCTCTATTAACACCTTGTATAGTGTTTCCAATACTAGAGAAACTTACTATTGTGTGTTTACTTCCTGTATATAAATGTTTGATCTCAACCATAATATTATTTATTGTAAAAGTGCGTATATAAATACCTACATGAAGACCTTACACACATTTGGCTGTTCAATTACACAAGGATATGCACTTCCTGATGTTGTAAATCCTGTTCTTAACGAGAATGGCGAGCCATACACTAAAGAAGAAATAAACGCTAAAAACATTAAAATTAATTGGGAAGACATTCATATTTTAAAACCTAGTGAACATGCATGGCCAAAAATATTAGCTGATAAGCTAAATGTTCCGGTAATTAATCATGCACGTAGAGGAGCGTGTTTTCAGCAGATAGCGAGACAGTGTGCAGTAGGTGCAAAAGATATACAACCGGACGACACAGTAATAGTAATGTGGACATATATGTCTAGACTATCATTACAATGGCCTGCTAGAACATCGGTTCCTTTTTGTAACATAGCAGATTCAAATTGGGGATGGAAAACAGTAATATTAGGTTTTAATAGATTTTTTGGTTTGTCAGGATCAGATGAAAATACAAGTGAGGATGATAAAGAAATACAAGAATACATCGAAAAATCTACAAAAGAAACGTATTTGGATCCAATGGGTGTATATAATAGATACTATAATAGTTTAGTATTACAGCAAATGGTTGACGGATTTTTAAAAGCAACTGGTGCAAGGGTAATACATTTAAGTGTAGAGACTGAGTCTGTATTACGTCAACTTGAATTTGCAAGAGATGAACTGAGTAATACATTAAAAGAACCTTATAATATTCCAAGTCCAGATGAATGGTATAATTTAGATATAGATTACCAAAGCAGTTTTACGATATTAGATCCTAGTATTCCTCCAGCAGAAAACGACATGCACCCTAGTGTTACTCACCATAAAAATTTTGCTGAATTGATTCATAAAAAATATTTTGAAGGACAAACATGAAAACTATTGTATTAGTAACAGGAGGATTTGATCCTTTACATTCAGGCCATATTGAATATTTTAAGGCGGCTAAATCTTTAGGTGATGAATTACATGTAGGTTTAAATTCAGACGATTGGCTTACAAATAAAAAAGGACGTCCTTTTATGTCTTTTAAGGACAGAGCAAATGTTATTGAACAACTAAGTATTGTTGACAGAGTCATAAGTTTTGATGACAGTGACGGCAGTGCATGTGGTGCAATCTATAAAACAATGGCAACTCATGGAGATGTTAAAATTGTTTTTGCTAACGGTGGAGATAGAACAAACACCACTACACCAGAATATGAAACATACGGAGAATTGCCTAAAGTTGAATTTGCGTTTGGTGTAGGTGGAGAAAATAAAATAAATTCTAGTAGTTGGATATTAGATGAATGGAAAGCGCCTAAAACAGAACGTAGTTGGGGGTATTATAGAGTGATACATGAATATGACAGACATACTAAAGTAAAAGAATTAACAGTACCTCCGGGTAAAAGACTATCAATGCAAAGACATGCAGAACGTAGCGAACATTGGTTTGTAGCTGAAGGAACTGCAACAGTATATACTCTAGACAGTAGTTCCGACGTTGATTTACTTGGAGTTTATGAACAACACAGAAGTTTACACATACCTGTAAACACATGGCATCAACTTGTTAATGAACATAACGAACCATTGAAATTAGTTGAAATACAATATGGAAAAAATTGTGTTGAGGAGGATATAGAAAGAAAATGAAAATATTTGTAGGCTATGATACTAGAGAAGATATTGCATATCAAGTGTGCAAGCACAGTATCGAAACAAGAAGTCCCGATGCAGATGTGCGTCCGTTAAAACAACAGGAATTAAGAGATGCAGGTTGGTATACTCGTCCAATAGATAAACTAGCATCAACTGAATTTACGTTTACACGGTTTCTTATACCTGAACTTGTAAATTTTGAAGGTTGGGCTGTGTTTATGGATTGTGATATGATCTTAACAACAGATATAAAAGAACTGTTTGATCAAGCAGATGACAAGTATGCTGTAATGTGTGTACATCATGACTACAAAGTTAAAGAAGGTACAAAAATGGATGGACAAAAACAAACTATCTATCCACGTAAAAATTGGTCAAGTGTGATGTTGTTTAACTGTGGTCATCCTAGTAATGCAAAACTTACTATGGATCTTGTTAATGATAAAGAAATTAATGGTGCCTACTTGCATAGATTTAGTTGGTTAAAAGATGAAGAAATTGGAGAATTGGATCATACTTGGAATTATCTTGTTGGTGTTTATGACGATGTAGAGACACCAAAACTAATACATTATACAGAAGGTGGTCCTTGGTTTGAAAACTACCGAAACTGTGAATACAATGAATTATGGAAACAGGAATTAAAATGCATGATGGATCTGTAAAACATCATCTAGCAATAGATGAAAATGATCAAATATTAAAATGTTGGACCAAGGGCATTGGTGCAACTTACATACACGATTGGAAACAACTGAAAGAATATGATACCAATTTACCAGTAAGTTTTAGAGGTATGACTGGTAGAAAAATTGTTGCTGAATGTGAAAGAACAGGCCGAGATTATTTTTATATTGATACTGGATATTTAGGTAATAGACAAAAAAGAAAAGTATTTCATAGAGTAGTAAAAAATGGTATGCAACACAGTAACTTTAAAAACTTGCCAAATGATAGATGGAGAGAACTATCTGGTAGAGCTAGAGATTTTAGCTACGCATTTAGAGGCTGGACTAAATCAAAAAATCAAGGAAGGAATATTTTACTAGTAACACCTTCCGAAAAGCCTTGTAAATTTTATGGAATCAACAGAGATGACTGGGTAAAAGAAACAACAGAACTAATAAAAAAATATACTGACAAAGAAATAATTGTTAGAGATAAAGGACTACGTCATCAAAGAATAGGTGACGGAAGCATCTTTAATCAGTTTGATGAAGATAAAATTTTTGCTGTAGTAACATACAACAGTATTGCGGCAACTGAAGCTATTATGTATGGTGTACCAGCATTTACAACTGCTCCAGGTGCGGCTGATATGCTATGTGAAAAAGACCTTAGTAAATTAGAAACACCTAAGTATAGCGACCCGCAACTTGTGCAAAATTGGTTACACTGGTTATGTTACTGTCAGTTTACAACTGATGAACTTGTAAATGGAGAAGCATACAGAATTATACAGGAGCACGACATACGATGAATGGATTAACTGTTGCTTCATACTTAATGGGTATTCCTCCAGGAAATACCAATCCTGAAAAACCTAGAATTATAAATGATTTTATTAAAGGTGTAAATGCATGTGGAGACAGAGGTGCAGTAGTAACGGGCTGGCATCCTATGAATACTGATGTAGCAGTAATACAAGGATTTGTTCATGCAAACAGTAAAAACACAAGACACTTACGGTTAAGAAAACAAGTATACGAAAATCAAATCCTTAGAAATAAAAGATGTGTAATTGTAGATAGTAATTTGTTTTTAAGTTTTGATCCAGGTAATACAAAAACATATTTACGGTATAGCTTTGATGGAGTATTTCCAACTACTGGTGAATATTGTTATGATAATCCTAACCCTTACAGGTGGGAAAAACTTAGTAAAGATTTGAACATAAAAGTTAAACCTTGGCGAAAACCCGACGGTGGTACAATACTTTTATGTTGCCAAAGAGACGGTGGTTGGAGTATGGATTCAGAGCCTGTTGTAAGTTGGATTGTACAAACAGTTACTCAAGTAAGACATTATACTGACAAACAAATTGTAGTTAGATTTCATCCTGGAGATAAAAATGTAAGAAATCATATAAGACATCTTGCAAGATATAAAATTGGAAATTTAAGAATAAGCAATAGTGAAAATATCTTCACTGATTTTGCAACCGCTTGTGCAGTAGTAAACCATAATAGTAGTCCTGCCGTTGCAAGTGTTATCGAAGGCATACCTACATTCCAAACAGATGTAGAAAGAAGCCAGGCTAAAGATGTTGTACATAGTGATATGAAATATATTAACGAACCAAAAGAATTTGAAAGAGAAGGTTGGCTACATAAACTTGCACAATGCCACTGGACTCTTGACGAAGTAGCCGCAGGCGAAGCATGGCGTCACATGCGTAAATGGGCAGTAAAGGAATAACATGAATATTGTAGCTTTAACAACATTTAATAACGAAGGACTTTTTACATACGGCCAGAGATTAATAGACAGTTGGGCAAAAAATGTAGATCCAAAAATTAAACTGCTAGTCTATGCAGAGGATTGTGTGCCTACAATCCCTGAAGGAGCAAATATACAAATTTTAAATGCAGATGCTTTACCAGAAAAGAAAGCATTTATTGAACGCTGGAAAAATGAACCAAAAGCGACTGGTACACCTCCGCCTGAAATAAAACGCAGACGTCCAAGAGATTGGCATAAAGAATTTAAATGGGACGCTATTAGATTTTCACATAAAGTTTATGCAGTATTTGACGCTTACGAAAACGAACCAGCTGATTGGATAGTATGGGTTGACGGAGATACATACGTTCATAGTGCTTGGAGTCATGAAAACTTTGCAAAATTACTACCAAAAGAAAGTTGGATCACTTATGTAGGCAGAGGAGCAGGGTCTCAAACTTGGCCCGAATGTGGATTTTATGGTTTGAATAAAAACGACAAACAGTGTGTAAACTTCATAAAAGAATTTAAAGATTATTATAATAGTGCAGAGACTGGAATATTTACATTAGAAGAATGGCATGATAGTTATGTATTTGGTCATATCTTAATGAAACATAAAAATTATAATCCAAGGGCATTAGATTATAGCGCATCAATATATGTAAAAACTGCAAAGACAGGCGGTGGAGGTCATCCACTCATTAACACTGAACTAGGTAGATATATTGATCATATGAAAGGTGATCGTAAGTATACAGGTCATAGTAAGAAAAAAGATTTAATGACAGAAAGATCAGAAGCATATTGGAATGAAATTTAACTTATGGACTCAGTATGGCGCACAAAATTCTAAACCTGTTTTTGACGCCTTTCGTAATGGTGCTTTGGCTCTCGGTCATGATGTTGTCACTAATAGTAATGATGGTATTGATGTTATTTGGAGTGTACTTTTTAACGGTCGTATGGGTCCAAACCGTACTATCTGGGAAAGGTGTCAAAAAGAAAATAGAGCCTGTATTGTTCTCGAAGTCGGAGGTATTAGACGTGGATCAACTTGGAAGGTAGCTCTTAATGGAATTAATCGTGATGCTTATTTTGGTCCCGTTAATAATAACTCTGATCGCGCTGATAATCTTGGGTTACTTTTAAAGCCATGGCGAGAACAAGGAAATCATATACTAATTTGCGGACAACATGAAAGAAGTTTGCAATGGCAAGACATGCCAAGAATGAGTACTTGGGTAATGCAAACCATAGATAAAATACAACAGCATACTGATCGTCCTATTGTATTCCGTCCACATCCAAGGTGTAGATTAGAAGCTATAGAACACCAATACAAGAATGTTTCTCGGCAAGAACCTAAGCATATTAATGGTACATATGATGATTTTGATATGGGATTTAATAATGCTTGGGCAACAATAAGTTGGAGTAGTAATCCAGGTATACACAGTATACTTGAAGGTGTGCCTGCATTTGTAAGTCCGCATAGTTTAGCATATGATGCCGCAAATGATATTGATTTCTTACACGATATAGAAAATCCTTTGACACCTGATAGACAACAATGGTTAAATGACTATGCATGGACAGAATTTACTGTTGAAGAAATTTCTCAAGGTTTACCACTTAACCTCTTGACATCTAAGTTAAATTAAGTTATACTACAAACATGGAATTAAAAAATATAGAAGATTGCCTTGAGGCATTAGCAGGATTTACTTTACCTTATAAGATCGAAATCGAGTCTGTTGATCAAACAATCTTATATAGTATTGCAAAACAAGTGTTTAGAGGTAAAGCTCTTACTGATAGGCAACTAGACGTTTGTCAGAAGAAATTATTATATTATCAACAGCAATTTATTGATCAGGGTGTCGATGATTTACCTTCACTAATTAAAGTTTTACGACAACCTCTGCGAGAAATTGATCGTAGTAAATATGTTGTAATCGAAGATGATAAGATCAAAATTAGATTTCCCTTCAATAAAAAGACTATCATAGACATTGAACAAATTGCTTTCAAACACAGGAAAGAATATTCACATACTAAAGGTACGCATGAACATTTTTTTAAAATTAATGAAGGCACAATTTATTCAGTAGTAGAGAAATTTAGAAATAAAGAATATGAAATTGATGAAGAGCTTGTAGATAGTTTTAATAAAATTGATGAAATAAAAAATAATCCTAGTTTATATGTGCCTGGAATATACAACCTACAGTTTAAAAATGTATCAGATAAATTAATAGAATCTATTACAGATCACGTAGGTGAACTTACACAAGACAATCTTGCGTTGTTTAGAGATAGATCAATTCTATATGGTTTAGATTATTTCGATCCTAACGTATTAGATAGTATCAAACAGTTTACACCTCTATCACAAAACATAATCAAAAGAAAAAATCCAAATGTTTTTGTAAGCAAAAACAAATGGACACTTGATAATGTTTTTTATAGTATAAAAGAATTAAATAGGTTCCCTATACTAATAGTGTTAGGTAATGATGCATATGATGAATTAGTTACTTGCAATAACATTACCAGAAATTTTGTAGACAGAAATAAAATTAGTGTTATGTTTAGGCTTGATAATAAAGATAACAAAAATTTTAATGATTATATTAAAAAGAATGGTTTAAATAATTCGGTTGCAAAAGATACAGAAATAGTGTATATTAGTAGTAATAAAAAATATCCAAAGCCGTTGATGTCAAGCGATTGGCGGTTTAAGTCGTGTTTGTATTTACAAAGTCAGTATAACAGTCATAAGATTGATTCTATTACTAACGAATCTGATTTAGAAATACATTACGACACTGTGCCTTCACAGTACGGAACTTTCCGTCACAGTAGATCGCGCAGACATTTGATGATAGAAGAGATGTAATGGCAAGTTGTAAATTAATTATCGAAGACGAAGTGAACATAAAGATAGAAGGACTTGAAGTAGATGTACGCAGGAAGCTCTCTAACGCTCTTAAGTTTGAAGTGCCATACGCTAGATACATGCCACAATATAAGTTGGGAAGATGGGATGGTAAGGTTGCTTTCTTTGGTATTGGCGGCACAGGCTACGTTAATCATCTTAATGTTATTACTGATGTACTGGCAAAAAATAATGTACAAATAGTAGATATTGAAGACAGACGACATACAATCAAATTAGATTTTCAAATTATTAGTGAAGATTTCTGGGGTACAAAAACCTGGCCAAAAGGTCACCCTGCCGAAGGCGAACCAATACGTTTGCGGGATTATCAAGTTGAGGTAATAAACAACTTCTTGGAAAATCCACAATCATTACAAGAAGTGGCTACAGGCGCGGGCAAGACTATTATAACAGCTACACTGAGTAAGATCACAGAACCATATGGACGTAGTCTAGTAATTGTTCCTAATAAAAGTTTAGTAACACAAACTGAGGAAGATTATATAAACTGTGGACTTGATGTGGGCGTATATTTTGGCGACAGAAAAGAACTAGGCAAGACTCATACTATTTGTACATGGCAAAGTTTAAATATTTTAGATAAAAAGTTTAAAGATGGCAGTGCAGTATTAGGTCTTGCCGAGTTTCTAGATGGTGTAAGCACAGTAATTATCGACGAAGTGCATCAAGCAAAAGCAGAAGTTTTAAAAACATTACTTACACGGAATCTAAAAAATGCTCCAATACGTTGGGGACTAACTGGTACTATACCTAAAGAACGTTTTGAATTTGAAAGTATACATGCAAGCATTGGGCCTGTTATAGGACAAGTGAGTGCAAAAGAACTACAAGACAAAGGTGTGCTATCACAATGTCATGTAAATGTAGTACAGCTATTAGATACAGTAGCACACAGAGACTACCAATCAGAATTAAAATATCTTGTAACAAATGAAGATAGAATAAAATACATAGCATCATTATTAAACAAAGTAAAACAATCAGGCAATACACTAATACTTGTAGATAGAATATCAGCAGGCGAAAAACTTCAAGAACTTATCCCAGGCAGTACATTTGTAAAAGGCGATGTTAAATTAAAAGATAGAAAGGAAGCGTATGACGAAATTAACGAAGGAACAAATCACGTGGTCATTGCTACGTATGGTGTCGCCGCTGTTGGCATTAATATTCCTCGCATTTTTAATCTTGTCCTCATTGAACCTGGTAAATCTTTTGTAAGAGTAATCCAGTCAATAGGCAGAGGCGTCAGAAAGGCAAAGGACAAAGACTTCGTTCAAATATGGGATCTTACAAGCACTTGTAAGTTTGCGAAGCGGCACCTTACTCAACGTAAAAAGTTTTACAAAGAGGCGCAGTACCCATTCACAATAGAAAAAGTAGAATGGAACTAG